CCTACATAACAATCTAATCCAACCATAGATTCACAATTGAAACTATCTAAAACTTTAAATGAATTTGGTAATCCATCTAAATCCGCAGTTACTGTTTGTGCACCTGTTGAAAACGCTACTGAGGTAATATCATCCGAATCTGTATTTATTAAATAAACATTAAAATTAAGATTTTGTTGTAGTAACGATGGGTTTGTTGTCCAAGAACCTCCATCTAAACCGTCTGAGGATGGTAATCTATCAGTCCTTAGAATGTTCAGTTGAGCGTTACTAATTGTCATTGATGGATTTTTACTAAAGAAAGTTTTGGTCGTATAATAATACCCAAACGAGTTAAGATAATTACTTTCAACAAGATTTAAAACATCAGTGGCTTTCATAATCGCACCTCCAGATAAGTCTTCACTATTATCATATTTGATACTTGAAACATTTAAACTATAAAAGGCATTTGAAGATATTGACAACACTTTAGACCCATTTAATGTTGAACCTATGGGTAATGGAGAGGTACTTGCATCTAATGAACTATAATAAGCAGTATTTGTTGTTACAAATCCCGTAAATGATTGACCCGGGACTGATGATGTTGTAGTACCAGGTTTAAAGAAATAAGATTGATAATACATCTCATTTTGATTATATGATTGTACTGATATATTATTATTATTTAATTTTTGTATTGGTATATTAACTCTTGTGGTTGCAGTTATTATCCAATTTGGGTCAAATTCATTAGTACCAAATAAATTACCTAACGAATATTCATTAACATATTTTGGGGAATATGGGTCAACACCTCGTTGTAATATTAATATATATTGAGAGTCTCCTCCTTCAAAATATTCAAATGCGTTGAAATTTTTAGTTTCGTCACGAATCCAATCACCAAAAGTTGGCTTAAAAATGTTGTACGTACCAACAGAATTAAGTATATTACCAAAAGATTGTGGAGTACCACTAATCCATATTTTAGACGCTTCAGATACTGTTATTGCGGTAATAACTTGGTAATACTCAACGTCCACAGGAAATCTATAATTAGTCTCCACCGAACCATAAGGTAAAACATACTTAACAGGTGTTGAAATATTTGAGGTTTGTGTTGTTGCATAAGACACATTTATTGTTGTTGCCCCACTACCATTATAAGTCTCTCCACTTATACCTGTAATAATACCATTTGTTGTAAAAGCACTATATAGATAATTTGTGTCGGTAGTCCCTGATATATTAATAAAAGTTAACAAGTCTCCTGACTGAAATTGCTCCTGAGATAATACCGTTAATGTATTATCATAATGGTATTTACCAACATTTGAATTTTTTGCAAATGTAACCTTAATTTTATTATCATTTGAAAAATAACTCTGTCTTAAATTAAAAATATTAATTCTTTCACCAATAGGTAAATCATATGATGAAACAAATCTAAATTCCCCGTCACCAAGAGTTAATTGTTGTGATATTGGTAATTTATACCTTGTCGGGTCTCCAACATTAGAAGTTAAATCCAAACCCGCAAAAGCTTCACTATACATGATAGACAAATCACTACCATTTTCAGCATCTCCTGAAAAATATGTAGACGCTAATCCATCATAATAATTTTCTGAAGATGAAATATAAGATAAAACTCCAGACCCAACTACACCTGGTGCCGGTTGAGTCACTCGATTATTCGGATTTTCAGTAGTATTTTGAGAACATTCACAAGCCTGACAGTCAGGATAGGTAATCATTGGTAATCTTATTGTAAAGTCTCTTTTAGTACAATATTTTCTCCATCCTTTAAATGGGAACCAATTAATAATACCTTTTACCCTAATACCAATTTTTGAAATCCAGCATAAAAAATCTAAAACCAAATTATATAACCATATTAAAATATGAGCAACAATTAATAAAATTAATGCAATTGGTTGTATTACTGTGAAAATAATTGAAAATAAGAAAAATAAGAAATCAAAATTCTTGAATCCGTCATTCACCGGAAATTTATTAACCGAATCTTGACAATCCTGACTATCTATTTCTTTAATACCAATAAATTTACCCGGTGACACACCAAATAAACCACCACCTTTTTTCCATTGGTCAATTAAAGATGAAACCGTATAAACTTTATTATATTGAAACTCATAAAAAGTATCATCGCAATCAATTACCTCATTAAGCCTATCTATTTTTTGTTGACTATCAAAACCTTCAGTATACCCACTCCAATCTAATCCAAAATAATATGAACTTTGTTGTTGTTTATATCTTTGAATCCGTACATTTGATGATGAATTACGGTAATTTGTAGGGTCGTCATCAGAAGTTGTCCACCCATATTCTTTAACATTAGGGACTAAATAATAAGGTCTTCTTGTTTGTAAAGTTAAATCATTTGGTTGAGTCCATTTAATTTTAAATCGATATTTCCCTTTTGTTGGTATACCAACAGTTGGGTCATTTGATATTACTTTTTCACCAAATTCATTAGTTATATAATAATCTAAATTCATTGGTAATTCTGTTAACCATGTACCATTACCGTCAATAACATTACCCGCCTGTTCTAAATCATAAACCTCAAGAATAGGATTACCATCTGAGTCTTGTCGTATTGTTTGTCTAACCGCCAATATTTGTCCCGGAGATGTTGTTAAACTACATAAATTACCCATATTATCTCTTGGTTTACCATTGGCTCTCAATCGAAAATCATCGGATGTTGAAAACATCGACCCCATAAATACCGAAGTCGGTTGTATATCTATATTTGCTTCATCTCTAAGGTCGTAATCAACACGATTAACCGCAATTTGACAAATATCAGGGTCCCCCCATAATGGTACAACCGACAAAGTTTTGGTTAAAGTCACTATTTGAGGTAATGAAGATAAATCAGTTGAAGTTTTAAATCTATTACCAGCAACTTGACCTTCTGTTGCCAACCCTGTCCTTATTAAATCTTGAGGGGTTAATGAGAATTCTCCAATATCGGATAAATCAACATCCATTACTAAAGTTTGAGAACCTATGGGAACCCCCATTATCATATAGTCCCCACTATCATTAGTTTTTGTGGTATATTTGTAATATTTGTCATATATCTCAACAGCAACACTATCAATTAAGGCATCACTCCTTGTCGGTAAAGTACCTGTTGCAGCATGAGTAGAATATGATTTTTCGTAAGGTAATAAATTATATCGATAACCATCAGAATTTTTATCTGTTGGAGATTTGTAAGGGTAAATACTTGAAATGATTGGATTAGATTCGTCAACCGCATCAATAGGGATAAATACAGATACTCGAGCATTTGGAATACCAAATCCATTGTTTGCGGTAACCCTTCCAACAATAACTCCGTATTCTGAACAACTTCTACTATAAACGTCAGTTTGTTGTATTTTTAACGATAAGATTTCTAAAAACTCAAAATCTTGGTCTAACTGAACGTTGATTGTTTTGTTTACCCCTAATTCGGTTCTAATTCTATATGACTGACCCATTCAATTCTTTTAATTTATAAATAGTTTATGAGTGATTTTTCAAAGAAACGCACACCATATTTAATTATAAACTAATTATTACAGAAATAAACCTGTTAAGAAAATGTAACTGATTGGAAATTTTTAACAGAAACTTTAATATCTTTGTTAGGGTATCTAACTTGGTACACTTGTGATGGTTGAGCAAAGATAGTATCATCAACAGTTGATATTTCTCTCGTTTCTGCATCCACATATTCCATGGATGTTTCAGCGGAAGAATACTGACCTCCAACATTGTTATAGACATTTAATCCAGCAACTGTTAATACACCATTTTGATTTTGAACAATACTCTTCAATTCGGATAAATAAACATTTTGGCCTAATTCTCGTGTTTGAGGATTAAAATATGTTGAAATTCTATCAACAACATCTGAAATAACTTGTCCTGAGTTTTGAGCAGAATCTAAAACAATTTGAACATTAATACTTAAATCAATAACCTCAGCGGTTAAAATTGAAATATAATCGTTTATCATTCGATAATTTGATAAATAGTTTGCAACATTTTGTCTTAAAGTATCCGATACAATACTTGTTAGTTTCCCTGAAGTATCATAAGATAATAATTGAATTAAAATTTTATTATTATTCTCCGTGATGGAAACTTTTGCAGGTGCTCCAAATTCGGAAGGCATGTTTCTTATAATTGATTCATAATCTTGTACAGTAACAGCTCTTTTCTGTGCCGAGAAATTAAACGATACATAGTTCCTAATTTCCTCTAATGAAGGGACCCCCGCCCCACCAATAGCCGCTGTTACGTTATTACATCTTAATGAATTAACAACAGATGAGTTAGTCAATTCAGATGGTCCATTAACAAAGAAATTTACCGTACCAATTTGGTTAATAACATTTGTACCTAAGTTTGTTGCCAAACCACCACCCACTCTATATTGAATAAACAAAGTTGAATTTGGTGTTAGTGCGGAACCTAATGAAAAATTATTAGAATATCTTTGTAAATCAATTGTTGCACCAACGGTAGTAAATTGGTCTAAAGAGTCTTGAGCAGTATTTGTACCACCACCAAATGTCATTTTCTTAAACCCTTCCGGAGTGTATTCAGTAATAAAACGGTTTGAAGTTTGGATATACTTTCCAACTTTAATCCCCGGTTGGTCTGATACTTTGGTTGGGTCTTCGATGAATACTCGGTCTTCGGCCAAGGCGTCGACCTCATACCATTTATTTGATGCCCCTAAAAATTCAGCCGTTGATGGAACATTTGTATACTCAGTGCCACTTTTTAATAATACACTTGTAATCCCTAAAACATTTTTTTCAGGTAAGAATAATTCAAAGAATGGTTTAACATCATTTGGAGTAATAACTCTTTTGAATACTTTAGTAATACCATTAACAACTAATTCTCTCTTAGTTATTGTATAATTAATTAAAACATTGTTCGCATTGAAGTTAGGTATTTTTAACCTATTAGGGAACCCTTGGGCATTATATGGTGAAGTAAAATCAACATCATAAATATTTTCAAATACTATACCAGCCCCGACAACTTGAGAACCTCTAGTTAATGTTCCCAAATATCTTTCATCCTCTTTATCTCCAAAAGCTGGAACTGTTATTGAAAAATCAACTAATGATACAGACGGTCTTTGTCCCGGTAATTTTAAACCATAAGTTCGGGCAATATTATAAATAGACGACCTTTGTTGAGCATATTGTAAAACCGTCTCTTGAATACTTCTATCTATATGGTAGTGTAAGTTATCTGCAACCGCAGCGTTCAAATCTAAGAACACAGAGAACACAGAAGCGTCGTTAAAGTCCTGTATTAATTCAGGGTAGTAAGTTCTTACATAGTTTAATAACTCAGTTCTTATTCCCTGATAATCTCTTGTAGTATATGATATATTACGATTTGCCATACAATATTAAATATTAATGATAACAAAATCACTCGGACCAAAAGTTGTATTATTGGTTGAGTAATCTATTTTTATTTTTGCGGTGTATTCTGATGTTCCTTTTCCCGGAAACCTATAAATTGAAGATTCACTAGAACCTATAGTTGCAGTACCTGTTGCTAAGTCAACCTCCTCCATTGGGTCCGCAGGTGATATGGTAATTTGATTCAATAACAAATTTGGCATAAAGGTTCCAACCGCTTCCCGGATATCTGATTCAATGGCATCAAATGTTAATCCATCAAATGGTTCAAACAAAAACTCATAAAGTCTTGTACCGAATGTGGGTAAATAATATCTTGAACCTTTTCGAGTTAAGAGTAAGTGAATTAAATCCGCTTTAATCTCTTGTGATTCGTATTCAGTAAGTTGTAAATAGTCTCCCTTTATCGAATCCCTAAACGGGAAATTAATACCATATGTTGTTCCGTCTGCCATATCTATAATTATAGTGTTGTAGTTATTTCTTATAAATACCTAAAAATAAAAAATCCCGACATTGCCGGGATTAATATAATTATCGGTGTTTTATTATGAACCACATCCAAAACATTCAAATTCAGAATCAGTTGGTTTTACAACCGATTCGGTTAAACTAACTTTTGGTTTATCAACTTTTATTACTGGTTGTTGAACTTTTGAAATGTCCACCGCCAAGTGTTTTGCTCCGGTTGATATCGCTTTAGTCCTAACATAATAACAAAGGGTTTTTAATCCTTTACCCCAAGAATGAAAGTGAGATGACGAAATTTTTGATAATGTTGGGTTTGACATATAGATATTCATTGATTGTGATTGGTCAATAAATGGTGCTCGGTCAGCAGACATATCAATTAATTCTCTTTGAGAAATTTCCCAAATTGTTTTATATTTTGGGATTAAATGTTCGATTCTTTTAACCTTTTTATTGTAATTCTTATCCTCAGCGTCTAAGTAGTGGTTAAAATTAATA